CAAATCCAGGTACTGTATTACTTGGAGCACGTCCATCCAGTGCACCTTCAGCATACTTAACTGTTTCATAATCAATCGTCATTGTATTTGTCATAGTACCATTACCTGTACTATAATCATATGTATCGTGGCTAAAACGTGTGATTAAAGGATTTATTAAAGTATACAATACAAAATTATGTTGGTTAAATCCGTAAACTTGTATGTTTCTAAAGAAAGGAATCTTACTATTACCTATTGAAGAATTACTTAAAGTTTGTGATGGTGCAGATGTGTCACCAATATAACCCCAATCTGCATCACCTGCAATGGAGTTATTATATAGATTTCTACTGTTATAATCTGCCGATAAGTTTAGAGGTTCACTAGTAGGTAACTGTGGACCTCTTCTGCCGGCTGTAGTAATAACAGGTTTATTTGCGTCTTTGTAATAATATGTATAGTAGTTATACCACATATTACGAATGCTGTTTCCAGTATCATCATGGAATGCAATATCTATAGGATCATAGTTGATTTTTGTTTGCACAATACGCTTACGATTATATTGATTCATCGTATGTGTAGCAAAACTATATGACGGCAATTTAATGGTTTTTACAGCTAATCCAAAGTTTGTACCAGTTGCTAATCCAACTGAGTAAACAGCTGGATTTATTTCAAAATATACATGGAATAAAAACTTAAGTCTTGGTGCATATTGATATGCATTTGTTCTGAAAGTTTTTGCGGCGTGAGTATAATCACGCAGGTAGTCATTGCCGAAGAATCCTCCAGCAGTGTCCTTAAGTAGATTTTGAAAAAATCCAGACATGGATTAAAAACTAAAAATAGTTATTTAACCTTGACCAGCACCGATACCAGTAACAATAGAACCACCTAAGATTCGACCGATATTTGTACCAACACCTGAAGTCAATGGAGATTGAACAGCGTTATCGTAACGAATAGTTAATGCGATTGTAGCTACTTCATTTGAACCATAGTTTAATGCACCATAGTTAGCTGTCTTTAGATAGCAACCATAGCATTCCCAAGTTTCTAATACTTGAGGAACAGCAGTACCGTTACCACCGTCTAAGATTTCAATGTTTGTTTGGAACTTATAATCTTGACCAGTTGCGGCTGAAGCTTGTTCTACCATGTCTAGTTGTTTCTGTATTTGTTGGCCAACTATTTTAGAAACGCTACCTTGAGCATCATCTCTAAGATTAACTGTCAACTCAGTCCAACTATGTCTTCCTGCCAAATACAATGTTGAGTTATATACTGGTAATGTAATTTCATCAAAACTAATTTGCGGTCTATTAATATCTACTACTTGCTTTGTTAATTCAACTGAGCTTGCACTAGTGCCAATATTCAGAAAGTTAACTCTGAAACGGTATTGTAGTTTTGGCATCAACAGGCCTTGGTTTCCACCTGCGTTGTCTGACGCTACGGTCATGTTAAATAATGATTGTGAGGCTACTGCCATTTTTTTCTCCTGTTATTAATATTTATCTTTATAAAGATACCCCTTTCGGGGTATCATTTATACACCTGATATCTCACCTGTATTTAGAATACGTACTGGGATGTAAATGAATTCAGCCGCTTTTACTGGCTCAATAGCAACGTCTACCCATAGTTCGTTTCTATCAATTCTTGCAGGTGTATTGTTTTGTTCATCACATTGTACAAGATAATCATAGATACCACGTTTAGCAACTAAATCAACCATCAATGTTTGAATGACACCGGCGATTTGATTTCGTGTTAATGCATCGTTAGGTTCGAATACGAACGGTCTTGCTGCCAATGTTAGTTGACGGCGAACATAGTTAACTAGTCGTGCAACGTTTGTTCTATCCAACGCACTTTGACTGTTAAAGCTATTCTTGTTACCATAGTTCAACAAACCAATACCAGTAAAGAATACTAAAGGATTGATAAAGTTAATATACAATACATCACGAATACCTAAACGTGTTTTGATTGGTTGAAATTCACCAGTAGTACGATTCAAGTAACCAATGTTCAATGCATTGTCGATATTACCACGACGAGTGCCGGCTGCCGCTAACCAAGGAAAAGCAATAGTGTCATTACGTAAGAATGTGCGTAACATCATGTGTGATGCTGGAACAACAACTTCGTTACCACTTAAGTCATTTGTGATACCACTTGGGTAGAATAGACCTAAATATGTATTACGTGTAACTAAACCAGCTTCGCCAGTAGATACTGCACCTGCTGTGTTGTTAGCCCAAGCTTGAATATCAGTTGCACTATCAGATAATCCTAGTGGAGTATCACCAATAATATAACCCGTCTCACCACGATCCGCATTCAATACAACCATGTTAGGTTGTAGTTCTGGATAGTTAGGAGTAGCCATCAAGTTGAAGTAGTTATCTTCGTCACGAATGTCTGTGTTTGTATCAAGTGCTGAACGCAATGCTTGTACAACCATAGCACGTTGTGCCGCACGACCCATGTAAGGTGCACCACTAGCAGTGTTGCCACTTACTGTGACCCAAGATGCTGTCTCTGCTGGATAACTGGCTTCATCAGGGAAGTTAGCTGGTGTAAAGTAGTTACTACGATATTGTTTAACATTATAACCCGAACGGCGTGTGTTGAATAACAACATACCTTGGGGATATAGGTCAGGATTAGGAGCATCTAAATCTAAATAATCACTTGTTAACAAACTAACGATTGTTGGAATCGGATCATCAGTAATACTTGTAGTACCATTTGTTGCCCAACGTGCGTCTTGGAATAGGACACCTGTTGAACCTGTTTGGTCAGTATTGTTAATCAATACCCACGTATCTTCACCATTGACTGCTTGCCAACGACTGATCACCGGATATACTTCTAAATTGCTTGTATCAATCCATAAGTCACCGTATACTAGTGCTGTATCGTCACTTTGTGTAGTTGGTGCTGTTGCACTGATGATAGGGCCATTAGGATCAGTTGTATTTGAACCACTTGAAGATGGAGCGCCAGTTGTATCATAGTTAGTATTTTTGTAACCAATCCATGCACCACCTTTTTGAACCATAATATCAACTTGGTCAACCACAGACCAGAACCAGTTAGTATTATTTGCAGGTTCTGTTACTGGGGCGCCTTCGTTTGAAGTATAAGTGAATTCAACCCAGTTACTTAACTGAGTTTGATATCCTGTAGTAGGTGTGCCTGATACATACATAATCGCTGTTGCCGCACCACTAGTAACCTCACTAACTGCAACTACCAAGTCATTAGCGGGCGTTGCACCACCTAAAAAACTACCGTCAATAGTGATTAGATCACCTATGCTATATCCAGTACCACCACTAATACCATTTGCGTTAATGGCATATGCTCCGGCTATAGAACGAACTAAAATCGCGGCGCCGTCACCACTGCCAGTAGTAGTAGAGTTTACACCATCCTCAAGTGTTAAACCAATGTTAACACTATAAGCTGGACCATACTTGACACCAGTTGTGGTACCAATAACAAATCCTGCTTCTGCTATTAAACCATTAGAAATGCCATCTGTAATGAATGAAGAATTAACTGCATCATCCATTACAATTTCACCACCTTCAGTGTGTGTCAACTGAATAGAGCCTTCAGTTGTTACTGTTGCTGTTGTGTAAGGGATGTCGGCCGCGGCCCATGCTGTTACAAAATCTGTAGCATCACTATTGTCAGCTAACGTAAACTCATAAGCTGAACTTAATGATGTACTACCAGGAACAGACACTTGAACCGTCATATAATATGGTCCAGCGGTAAAGTCAGGTGTTGTGTTACTACCTGTTACAACTGTTGGACCTGTTGCCAATCTTTCCCAGAAATAAACTGGAGCTGTTCTTACGACACCATCAAAGAAATATTGACCATATATAGTGCCTGCAGGTATCGCTTGACCACCTGTTGCATCTGCAATATATGCAGAGCCCCAATCACTGGTAGCTAAAACTGCATTTTTTGCTATGAAGGATGCAGTAGCCGCACTATATTTTGACATTACCGGAGTTAATCCGTTACCTGCAGAACCAACTTTAATCCAAACAGATCCTGTTGGTCTTGGTGTTGCCTGACTGCTAGTCCATAGTGGCATTTGGGCACTATTGCCATATGCTACGAATGGTTGGTAGAAGATACCGCCGGCTGCGCCAGAATAACCAGGAGCTAGAATACCCATATCGAATAGGGCAGTACCAGTGGATACTTCAAACATAGACAAATATCCAGTTGAGGTTCCAGTAATCAATATTTGATTAGAAAATATGCAAAGTTTACCGCTACGCACTTCAGCACTAATACCACCATAGCCTAAATCATTAATAACAGTCGCAACTCCTTCTACGGTATTGTTAGGAGATGCAGGAACTTCAATAGTTACTGTAGTTAGTAAACCAGAAAAGTTAATAGTAAACTCATCCCCTGGAGTTAGCGAGCCAGTACCGGTTGCCGGTGTCGATTTTGTACCTTGTGCTACAGGAATATCATTTCTCCAAGCACTACCACCTAATACAACCCAAGCATTGTTTGTTGTTTTATAATAATAAGTTCTATCAGTTCCTGTAGGAGAATTTGTTACTTGTATTGCATTGACTGCATAATCACCTATACTACCGATACTTGATAAAGGTAATCCACCAGATATATCCGTAGCTGTTGTTATAACAATTGGAGTTTGTAGTGCGAATTGACCAGTAGATTGATTAAACTCATATATACCCCAAGTGCTTGTAGTAGTATCTAACCAATATGTACCATCAACAGGTGCTCCTGTTGGACGACCAGTTTGACCAACTAAACTAGCTAGGTCAATATCGCAACGTAGTACGTAGCAACGATTTGTAACTCCTAGCAATGAGTATGCCGCTAACAAACCATATTCGTTAAGTTCGTAGCCTTGAATAGGTGTACCATTTGTTGTTGTATAGAAGAACGGTGTACCATATAAGTTTACTAAATCACGTTGACTTGTTACTTGATATAATTTGTTTGCGTTAGCAGCCGTAGTCGCTACCGCTACACCTGTACCACTAGCATTTGCTTTATTCTGTGCAGTTGCTAATAGAACTAGTGGGACTGAATTTGTCGGGGCTGGTAAGTATTGACTTTCGTCGGTGATCGTTACTTCTACGCCTGGAGATGTTAATGCCATTTTATTTTTCCTTTATGTAAAATTATGAGGTTTACTACCTAAATTGCATAATAGTATTTAGTATATAGTTCAAAAAAACACCAATTAGTGTGCCTTCGAAGGTTTTTACTAAATACTCAATGATTAGACCTATATGTGTTACATGCGGAAAAAATCACTGTGCTGTGAATTATATCCGTGAGGGTAAAACTCACTATCGTAGCATATGTGATGAATGCGGTCGTAAAAAGAATAAACTGAAACCTAGAACTGCTAGGTGGAAGAACGCAGGATATAAGAAAAAAGCCGCATGTGATTTATGCGGCTTTAAAAGTCTATTCACTAGTCAAATCACAGTCTTTCATATTGACGGTGATTTAGATAACTGTAAAATGACTAACTTACGCAGTATTTGTTTAAACTGCGTGGAGGTTGTTAAAAAGAAAGATGTTACTTGGAAACGAGGAGACTTAGAAGTTGACTACTGAGTTTACTTGCTTGTGTAACTCATCAATGGTTCCGTTATTGTCAATATAATAGTCATACAATAATCCAATACTAGAATATTCACTAGCATGAACACTATAGTTAGCTAACTCTACCATAGCTTTTAGTCTTTGTTCACTGCCTTCAGGTTCATTATTGTAATCAACTGCGGCACTATACCAAACAGGTCGTTCTCCCCTACTAACTCGCATTGTGATGCCACCTACACTTTTAATAGAGTTAACTTCATTAACAAAGCGACAGTCAGTAATAACAATGTTTTCGTCTGTTTGACGTAATTTGTTTTCTACACTAGCTACCCAAATATCTTTGTGAAACCCGTTACGACATACTTCTGTTCCCCAGTATTGTAATACCCATCGAGGGGTAATATCCATACCCAAACGATTACTCCACCACTCATCACGTTGCTCACGCCAGGCTCTGCTTACTTTAGTAGAACCCTCTAAGTATTCTCTATTCCAACCAAATACACTGGCTACTGCGTCTTTCAATGAAGCCGCAAAACTAACACGTTTGAACCCGTGAAATGTAGTAAGATAGTCGGCAATTGTGTCCTTGCCGCTACCGATTAATCCTGTAACTCCGATAATCATATGGTAACTCCTGTAATACATATTGTACTACAGGAGTGTTGTAATGTAAAGAGTTTAGGTTAATTATCTTCCGCCACACCTTGCTTACCGGTAATATTTTGAACGGCTTTTAGATGCCCAAAGCCAGCAACATAGACACCGGCTTTTCTTGTAGCAAGATATTGGTCTCTAACATCAACTGTGGCTGCCTTTGCTATTTTTCCTGCCTTGTTAGGATATTGTTTCCAATTACTAGGCCACATTAAAGCCTCGCCTGCTTTAAGAAAGCGAGTGAGATTTTCTTGTGTAGCAGGTTGCTGACTCATTTTTACAAAATCATATTTGCCTTCGCTAGCCATTTGAAGAAATTTTTGCAGGGCTTGAGATGTGTATCCTATTCCTTGATAAGAGTTATCTTTGGCAGTATCTAACAATCGGTTGAATATTGTATCTCTAGGATCAACCCCAACTCGTTGAACTCTATTGTTTTCATTTACATTAGCAAACAAAACATAAATCCATTTTGGATCATTAGAATCAGCAGTTTTGGCAACTTCGTCATCCCAACTACCAACATATCTGTCAATCTGTCCTTTTGTATAGCCTCGGTCAGTGCCGTTGCCCTCGTACCAAGCACCGTGTTTGGCTGCTATAGCCTGAATTTGTTTTAATGTGTTAGGGGACAATTCTAGTGGTTGTCCGTGTGCCTGTCCCACTACTACTGTGGTTGGATTTAAGAACACAGCAGATTCTACTAATTTGCCTTCCGCCACACCTTGCTGACCTTGTGCCACTGCCACA